ATGACTTTGAATGTATTGCCGTTTATCATGGTAATGATTGGGGCGGTACGGTGAATTTGTTTGGCGGTGTAAAGCAGTATGGATCGATCGATCAGATTGTCCGTCTATCTAAATTCACTGGTAAAGTTTTTTCTCTCGTGATTGATTTCCCGAAATACTCTGAGATGATTAAACCCCGGGTTGATAAGGAACCAGCATCACACCCGGATTGGAAGAGTGTCGACTGGACTAACTTGGCACAGATTGAAACATTTGCAACAGTTATCAATCCGAATAATCAATTCCTGAGTACTAAACTCGCATTTGGCGATTCTCACGCAATTTCTATGTATCGGCCCGGATGGAAAGTTAATTCGGTTCCCTTCAAGACCTTGCACGGTGCACTTAATATGGGTCTTGAATCATTTGTTCCGGATAATACGTTGGCATATTCTGAATTTGAAGTTTATTTTGGCAACATCGATATTCGCCACCATTTACTTCGCCAGCCGGATCCAATTAAAGCTACGAAGGCTCTTGTTGCGGAATACGTAAAGCAATGCCAAGATCTGTCTGAGAAAGGTAATGCAAAGGTTACAATCTGGGAACCGCTTCCAATCGAAAACGAATCTCGTAAACTACCAAAGACTGGGTATTATAAAGACGCTCCATTTTACGGGAGCTGGAATGAGCGCAACGAAATTCGAAAGCTCTTTGTTAGGGAGCTGGAGGAAAACGTTAAAGGAAACGTTTGTGTATTTAAATGGGTTTCAACGCTAATGAATCACAAAGAGGAACTGGACTTTGCCTATATGGAAAAGCCACAATCTGTTCATTTATCCAGAGAATTTTATCCTCACTGGAATCATTAAAAGATGTACAGGATCAATCAACTATAGTATATTTCTATTATGTCATCATTACTCGCTAAACTAAAAAAGAATTCCCGCATTGATAGTTCGTCTACCTTGGATGAATCCAAGTTTTTCAATCAAGGCGACAACAGTGTTCCGACCGATGTTCCTATGATCAATGTTGCCCTTTCGGGTGACCTCGACAAGGGTCTCACTTCCGGTCTTACCGTCCTTGCCGGTCCATCTAAACACTTCAAGACCTCATTCGCCCTCATCATGGTTGCGGCGTATATGAGAAAGCATCCTGATTCAATCGTACTATTCTATGATTCTGAATTTGGTTCGCCTCAGGCTTACTTCAAGACCTTTGGCATTGATACCAGCCGCGTGCTCCACTGTCCCATCATGAATGTCGAAGACCTTAAATTCGACATCATGAAACAGCTTGATGGAATTGAGAAAAGCGACAAGGTCATCATCATGATTGACTCGGTCGGTAACCTTGCTTCCAAGAAGGAAGTTGAGGATGCAATGAATGAGAAGTCTGTGGGTGATATGACTCGTGCAAAAGCTTTTAAGAGTCTCTTCCGCATGGTCACGCCACATCTTGCAATGAAGGATATTCCTCTTGTTGCAATCGGTCATACCTACAAGACTCAGGACATGTATCCCAAGGATGTTCTTTCCGGTGGTACCGGTCTCTATTACTCGGCAAACACGGTCTGGATTCTCGGCCGCCAACAAGACAAGGATGATGACGGTCTTCAAGGTTACCACTTTGTGATCAACGTTGACAAGTCTCGCTTTGTAAAAGAAAAGTCCAAGGTTCCGATTTCTGTTTCTTTTGCCAACGGCGTTGAGAAATACTCTGGTCTCCTTGAGGTTTCTCTTGATGGCGGCTTTGTGACTAAACCGACCCAGGGTTGGTACCAAAAGAAAGGTGATACCGTCAAGTATCGCGAGAAGGATACCTACACGAAGGAATTCTGGAAAGACATTCTTGAATCAAAAGACTTTAAAGACTACATCCGTACCCGCTATACCCTAGGCGGCGAAGGTCAAAGCGGTCTCACCTCAATCGTAGATGATGAAGCCGATGAATCCTAAAATTACTGATAGCGATTACGCTTTTGTTGAAAAGCCGTCTTCCGAATTATATTCGGTTAAGTTAAAGAGTGGCCCATGGTCGGGCGTCGTTGTTACTTACGGAAAGGTTTCCTTAAAGGTAAACGAAGACAAAGAATCGGCCACTCTCTCTTTTCAATTCAAAGTAGACGAAGCTCCAGATGTTCATGATATTGATGAACTGGAAATGTCTGCCGATTTCAACAATCACCTTGGTGACATTCTAAGTCACATCATTCAAAATGCCTTCGACACGGGAAACTATAAAGTAGGGTCTAATGACAAACAATCTACAAACAACGATTCTTCAGAAGTTAGTGAATGATGAAGGGTATTGCCGCAAGGTACTACCATTCATTAAACGCGAATACTTTGAGGGGTCACATAAGTCCGTCTATAAACTCATCGTTGATTTCATCGAGAAGTACAATAAGTTGCCGACTCAGACGACACTCAACATTGATCTAGTAAACAGAAATACCGACATCAGTGAGGAGCAGTATGACAACACTGTTAAACTTATTGATTCACTCAAGGAGAACCCCGTTGTCCAGGATCAATGGTTGCTGGAACATACCGAAAAATGGTGTAAGGACCGCGCGGTATTTCTGGCAATCATGGAATCTATTTCCATCATTGACGGTAAGAAAAAAGAAACCTCCCAAGATGCAATTCCCGATATTCTACAAAAGGCATTAGGAATCAATTTTGATAATTCTGTTGGTCACGACTACATTGGTAATGCTGACGACCGCTTTGATTTCTATCATAAGGTTGAAGACCGTACTCCATTTGATCTGGAGATGTTCAATACCATTACAAAGAATGGTGTGCCTCGGAAGACTCTTAATATCTGTCTTGCGGGTACGGGCGTGGGTAAATCTCTATTCATGTGTCATGTGGCTTCTTCGTTCCTTACTCAGGGCAGAAATGTGCTTTACATTACACTTGAAATGTCGGAAGAACGCATTGCCGAACGTATTGATGCCAATCTAATGAATGTTCCGATTGATCAGTTGGCAAATATGCCAAAGGATCTTTATGAATCTAAAATCCAGAAGATTGCCGCAAAGACAAAGGGTACCCTTATTGTAAAAGAATATCCGACCGCTTCCGCCCATGCAGGACACTTTCGTGCTCTCCTGAATGAACTGAAACTTAAGAAGGACTTTAAGGCCGATGCCATCTTTATCGACTATCTTAATATCTGTGCATCGGCTCGTATGAAGGGTGTCGGCGGTTCCGTCAACACCTATTCGTTTATTAAAGCCATTGCCGAAGAAATCCGTGGGCTTGCCGTGGAGTTTGATGTTCCCATCTTCTCTGCGACTCAGACGACCCGCTCGGGTTTCGGTAACAGCGATGTTGAACTTACCGACACTTCGGAATCGTTCGGTCTCCCGGCTACCGCCGACTTAATGTTTGCATTGATCTCAACCGAGGAACTGGAGAAAATGAATCAGCTCCTCGTGAAACAACTAAAGAATCGTTACAACGACCCAACTAAAAACAAAAAATTCATCATCGGTGTCGACCGTGCCAAAATGCGGTTGTACGATGTCGAAAACAAAGCACAAACTCTTACTAAAGAACCAACCTTCCGCCAAGCCAGCCCTTCGGTGCCATCATTCGGCGTGACTCCGAAACGTGACTTCAGTGGATTCAAAATGTAATACTATGGAAACACAAACAGAATTCAAAGACATTGAACCCAGCTTCAATCCGATTAACTTTAGCCCCCTTTCTGAACTTTTGGTGGGCACTCAGATTACCGATTCCGTTCTTGACTTTAACGTGGGAGGCAAAGAAATACTTAGAATTGAGCGAAATGGCAATGTAATTGCTCCCGATCTTGAATCGGCTTCCGAAGCTGGTAGGGTCTTCGTGCAAACAATTAGAGACCAACTTAATTTCAAACTGTAAGCATTTTGTTGTTTACTTTGCGGTACAACAATGTAATATAGGAACTACAATATGGGAATGTTCGATACAATTCAATGGGGCGACAAATTACCTTTCTCGGAAGAGATGAAGGAGTTTGGTCTCGATAAAAACAACTGGTCCTTTCAGACCAAGGACCTTCACTGCTGCTTGGGCAACTAT